GGTTTACCCCTACCCCTTATCGAAAGTGCTTGGGTCCCGTCAGTGTTGGCGGAATCCAGTGTTCATCTTCTGGGTTCCCCGGTTGCGTGTGCCACCCTTGCGTGAGTGTGCAAGGTACTGACCGACGCTGTCCACGTAGTCGTCGTTCTTGCCGTTGGGGAATACGAACAGTTCCTGCTCGACGTCAGCGATCCAGTCGTTGCCGCTCTCGGGCAGGAACACTTCACCTGCTGCGAACATGGGAGTGACACCGTCGAAGCGGAATTCCTTAGACTGCTGCTTGGTGCTGATGGGGATCACCGGGGCGAAGCCGGGCTGTTCCTTCCGCACTTGGATGTACTGCGTGCCTGCGCCGCGATCCTCGACGAGGATTTGATCCACGTTCCAGACCTTGGCAAGGTGCTCGATCCACTTGACCATGTCGTTGAATTCCTTGCGGATGCGTGATGCGTGCGCGAGGTAGTGCTTCTTGTCGTGTGTCTCAAGCCAGACTGTGGCGGCTGTGTAGTCCGAACGCTGTGTGGCTTTCTCAGCACAGTCAACAGACAGTGTGATCTTCCGGATGACCTTCTCGACCATCGTTCCGTCTTGACGTACTTTGTCCTTGGGCAGTGTCGTGTAGTGGCTGACGTCCTCGCGCTTGAGGATACCACCCTCTTCGTCGGTTGGGACACCTTGGTACAGAGAGTTCCACGAACGCCCTGTGATGCCCCGCTTCTTCGCGAGGTACCAGTCAGTGCCAAAGACCTCGGGCCACAGCCCTTGTCCCTCTGGGCGACCGAGGGGATCATCCTCGACGGCAATGGCAGGGATGTTGATGACCTCCCACTTGTAGTCGGTGATCCCGTTCTGCATTTTGTCAAGCTCGTGACCGATCAGGTCGTCTTCATGCCAGCGCGTTGCCACGACGTACACGGGGCTGCCGGGCATGGGTCGTGTACCAAAGTCATCCTCGAACCACGCGTGCAGTTTCCGCCGACTGGTCGGGCTATCTGCGTCTTCACGTGATGCGACCGGGTCGTCAATCGCGGCGATGTCTGCACGGAAACCGGAGATGCCCACGCCGACGCCAACCGCCTTGTAGTATCCCTGCCCTTTAACGAATTCGAAGTAGTCCGCCGCCGCCGAGGACGCAGACAGTCCCATCTCAGGGAACACCTCTTTGTATCGGGTGTCGTTGATCAGATTCCGTACTGGTTTCCCCAGTCTATCCTTAGCGAATGTTTGGGTGTGCGCGCCTTGAAGCCAGCGGTCATTGGGTCGTCGTCCAAGGTGCCAAGCGGCAAAGCGGATGGATGCGTAGCTGGAGTTGTGCGTGGGTGTCATAGAATGTCCGCACAGAAACAAGTGACTGTCCGAATCCACTTCGATACATACTGTATCTGCTCTACCCATTGGTTCCACACTGATGTAGGTTTTAGGTGTGCGGTCCTGATTTCTTGTCAGCGCTGCTTTTCGCGGTATTAGGGTCGAATTCTCTAGGTAAAAAGAGACTCTAAATACCGGTCCACAATCTTTTCCCCGCAACATCGCGCGGCCTTCGGACCACCCTGCCTTGACCCCCAACGAGCGGACCAGTTCGCGCACTTGAATAGCCAAATTCTTGTTCGTGTTGCAAAACGTTGTGGACCCTCGCTTACGGCAAACGGTCCCGTCAGTGTCACATAGTCCCTGCAACAGAGCCAAACGTTGGTCGTATGATGCCCGCATATACTGCTCTGGAATGTGTTTGAATCCATCCGTAGCGTGTGCTCTGTCACAAATCAGATTTAGTGCGACAAAGGCGCTTCTGACTTCTGTTACCCCAAAGTTAGTTTCGCATTTGTGTGTTGTCGTGGTATACCCTCGGCGCTCAAACTCTGCGCGAATAAATGGCATATCCGTGACTGATGCGGTCATACGTGTGCCCGCTGAATCGCCGTCTCCGAGCCACGCTCCAAGCACGTATGGATCGACTGGAAGTGCTACTTCCGGCAAGTTTAGGGCTTTGGCACGTGTGATCATCGGGCGCTTGGAGCGCTTCTTAGCCAGTTGACGCGTTTCTTTTATTTTCTCTACAGGATGCTTGCCACACAAGCGAACCAGCCACTCATGCTCTTCATCAGCAATAATCACATCACCGCAGTCTGTAGTGACAGCATACACATTGCGGTCGGTCCACACAGGGCTCACCCAAGTCACGTTGCACGGGTCACCGTTCTCGTCGAAAACCTCATCCCCAACACGTAGTTCCCCCATCAACTTCCATCCGGCGGGCGTGGGGATAGGCGTGTCAAGAGCAAGAGCTTTTGCGGCTCCGGGTGGCATGGAAATTGCCAGTCGCACGATCTCACCATTGTGGATAGCCTCCATGTGATCAATCAGAAATTCGTGGTGCATTGCCGGTGGCTCGTTCCGGAACATGTATTCACAGAATGGTGAGAACCGGTACTGCGCGGCGTACCGCAGTTGTTCATCGTACTGAGTGTCGAGCATGCGGAACATGCTTTCGAGTGCGCGCATTTGGTTGGCGGGCTCGACCGTGTCCGTCATCTTTTCCAAGGCTAGGGCCACTCCCGAATTGATCGGGGTCCCGTGGATCAGGTGCCCCTCTACCAAGTCGATGAGGCTCTGGTATTGCTTCAACGCGGCGCGGTAGTCCGCGCGTTCATCCTGCGTTATCATGTGGTGACTCCTCGATCTCGATCAGCTTCGGTGGGTCGGCTGCGGGCGGGAAGTCGTCTGGTGTAACGTCCACCATGTCCTTTTCCTTGCCCTGCGTTGCCTCAACAATGCCCCGGACTTCCTTGAGCATTGCAGTGACGTCCGCCACGTCGATCTTCGGACGGCTGCTGTGATCCTCTTCGGGTGCGCCGTTCTTCTCGATCTCGATCAAGGTCTGGATATTCTTTACGGCTGCCGTTGCCGGGGCGAATTGTCCCGCCTGCATCGACTCTTCGTAAATTGTCTTGAATGCGTCTGCCACCCAGTGCATAGTCAAGCCCATCTCTCTCAGGGATTCGAACGTCTCTTCGTTCGGTTCTTTCATGGCGACTTGGATGCGTTGGTGAATTTCTTTCTTCAACTCATCGACGCGTGCCTTCACTGCCGGGGCCTTGCCCAGTCGTGATGCTGCGGGTGGGTTGGGTGTATATCCGGCCTGCGCATACGCGTCTTGCTGCTTCAATCCACGGGCGAGATGCATTGCGAAAGCTTCGTGCTTTGGGTTTTCAAGTTGGGGCATTATACTGGGTGCCTGTACCCGTTGCGTTTGTGCGCGTGGGGCTTCTGGATTTTGAATCGCTCGTCACAGCGACGACGGATGTCCGGAGACTTCGCAAGCATCTCTGCTGCGTTCCGGTCATGGTTAAATCCGACACCAATGTAGCACACGAGGACATCATTCCCTTGTGCAACACACCTTGCAAATTGCTCATGACGCTCGTTTTCGAGCATCACGTCGGGCTTCTTCTTGGGCATCAGCTTTTCCTGTTCGGGTACTGATTGCCTGCGCCGCTAATTGATGTTCGTCCAGCGGCAGTTTGGCGAGGGGTGACAGGCGCACGGGGGTTACGCGGTGTCATGCTTCGCTTGGTTGCGTTTTTCGTAAGTCGGGCGTCTGTCTGGCCCATTGTCTCACGTGCCATTCATTTTCCCTTCGGAAGTTTCATACCCTGAACGGGGATGTCCCGAGAGACACCCCCATTTTTCAGAGTTGGATATTTCTTGACATCTGCCAAGGTTACTTCCCGACCGACGCCGACTTCATGCCACGTCCGGGCATTGAGGCCTTGCGTGCGGGGCTCATGCCACCGCCTTGGGTCTTCGCTGATTGCCCGTGGCGGATTTCCGCCTTGGGGACGCTGCCGCTATCGAGGCGTGCGCGATTTTCTGATTCTGTTTTTACCATTGTGATGTCCTTGTCCTGTTTCAATTAGCGGTGGTGGCTACTTCTTTTTGCCTCCCTTGTATCCGCCTTTGCCTTTACCTTTTGCCATGAGTCTCTCCATAGTTAGGGTCGATTTATCGCGGAACTTTCATTCCACGATCTTGAGAGGCTTGGTCGGGGTCAAGCCAAGTTCGAGGGCACCATACAGTGCCAGCATTGCTGCCTCGGCGCGTCCGTCGAATGTTCCGTCACGTGGGCCTTTGAACTTCGGTGCAGCACCGGGGATGAGTTGCGACGCCCGAGCAACGGACGCCTTCTTGTCTGCCGGGACGCGCATGTCGCGCTTCCACTTGTTGGGCTTGATCTGCGTCATGGGGATTTCCATCGCCGCTGCGACGCCCCGGATCATTCCTTTTCCCTGACCAAAGTTGAACGCTGAGGTCACACCCATCTGTGGCGAAGAGAACACCTCTTCCATGTAGATGTGTAGGACCTCGTTTTCTTCGAGCCAGTCCGCAATCGTGTGCGGGTCGATCTCGACGCGGTTCTTGGTCGTCGTAAACTCAAACGTCGGCATGTCCATAATCGTTATGGTACACTCGGTTGTGTTTAGAAACGCCAACGCTCCCGAATTTCCCGGATCAATTCCGCAAATTACAGACACGCCCAAGCATCCTTAGATTGTGCGGACAAGTCGTGAACAACATGAATAGACACTTCGGTATCCTCAGCTATTCTTATCGCCTCACCTCTGGCTAGTCGGCCTGTACTGGTGCGTCGAGCATTTTTTAGTTCTGCGCGAACATATCCAATATCTACCTGAGTGTGTTTTGCGCATGGATGATTCCCTCCGGACTGGTGTGTGCCGTGATCTTTTTTGTGTCTGATATTTACAGCTTGCGTTGCCTGAATCAGGTTTGCGGGTACGTTATTCGTTCTATCACCGTCTACGTGGCAAATCACAAGGCCTTCAACCAAACCACCAACAAACAATCTATAGACAAGACGCGCCACATATTCACTCTTTCCAGCTATACGACAACGGTGATATCCGTCTTTGTCCACATCGAACTTTCGCAACGCCCATTGGCGTCTTTCTGGGTGGTGCTCATTTACTCTACGATAAACCTGTCCGCCCGGTGTGACCCAAATCTTAGGGTCATCTGGATGTTGCTTCCAATCGTTCATCTGCGGTTGGCATTCATGCAGTCCCGGTCACGCTGGCGGGCCAGTGCACGCGCTGCGATCTCGTCTTCTGTGTAAACACGGGGCTTCGGTGGCTTCCGTGGTATATCACGGACAACGGGCGGTGGAACCGGCATCGGAGATACAGAAACGTCCAATATTAGAACATTTAGATCATCCCGAGATTCATACCGGGAAGCATGCGGAAAATAGTCAAGGTCGCTGACCTTTGGCTTGTCTTTCTTGAACCATCCGAACATTACTTTACGAACCCCACTGCTTTCTTGGGTACCGGTTGCGCCGCAGCGACAGGGGTACCCCCTGTTGGAAAGTTGCCGGGTCCCTTATCGTTCGAGCCCAGCGACATTGTGGACAGCACCTCTTCGGCGTTGACCATGATCGGTTTGTCGCTCTTGCCCAGCGGCACAACAAGTGCGCGAGCCTCACGACGAATAACATCGTTGACGCGAGCTTTGAACTCCGCGTCTCCGATGCGACACAGTACGCCGTCCCCCTTCTTTGCAGGGAACCGTACCTTGTGCTCCATCACCCATGCATGCACGAGTTGGGGCACGAAAAACTTCATCCTGCGATACCCTGAATCGAGTGTGCGGATCAGTTCGCCATCGACGGGCCAACCCACAAAGTCTTCAAGGTATCGACCTGCTGCGTAGGCGTCAGGACATTCGCGCATGGCGAGTGTCACAACAGCAAGTAGCTCCCGATCCTCTTCGCCCACATTGATACCGTGCAGTGACGCCCAATTGCGTACTTGATCAATAATTTCATTCGATGCGAGTGCTTTCGCGTCAGGATGGTTCCACTGGGGGCGAGGTGGATATGTGCGTGCCACTATAAATTCCCGTAACAACAGGTTTCAGGTACCGGCATAATGACGAACAAAAAGGCGCATGTCAAGGTCAGGAGGGTCAAACGGGAAAGACCCGCCGTTAGGCGGGCCTTATGACGTGCTAGTGTGGAACCCAGAACGTTAGTCGTCTGTGCCTGTCAGTGCCTTGCCGATCAGGCGCAGCATTTCTTCATGGCTGGGTATGAACCCAGCCTTGGTCATCGAACAAACGTAGATGGCCAGAAGGATTTCGAGAACATCGCTTTTGCCTTCGACACCGACGATGGTGGTGTCCTGACCATTGAGCAAGTTGTTCTTGATCTCGTTCGAGACCCGCCCCGGTGCTGGCATGGCGGCGAAGTCTTCTTCGTCAAGGTCACCCTCACCTGTGAAGATTGCCGTCAGGATGCGCAGGTCGTTGGCGTCGATGCGGCCAGCTTCCATCTGATCCATGGCAAGGCGGACACATTCACGGATGATGCCTTCCTCGTCTTCGTCGATCACCAGCTTGGTGCGCGCCTGTTCAACCGTCTCGTCTGTCTGGTTCGAGAGGTCGATGCCCAGCGCCGCCAAGAGTTCCCCCATGGTCTGCGGACCACCTTCCGGCATCGCGCCAGTCGGTGTTTCCATCTGCACCTGCGCCTCGCGGATTGTGCGGAACATTTCGGCTGTGTCTTCTTCAACGCTGTTGTCATCGACGAGGCCCGCAGCGAAGATGTCACCGAGAGCGTGACGCAGATCAGCACCACCTTTCGAGCGAACAGTGATCCGACCGTCTTCATCCATCTCCATGACAAAGACCTCGGGGTCGTCACCGTCGGAGAAGATGTTCTCGACATCATCATCGTCATCGTCGTCTTCACCAAAATCGTAGGTGACCATCTGTCCGTCGTCCGAGGACGCAGGACCGAACATCGACAGCAGTTGTTCAAAGGCAGAATTCTTTTCAGCGACGACTTCTCCGGAGAGGCCTTCGGTCGCGCGTGCCATGGAAGTGTCGAGCATCTCCATCATCACGCCCATCTGTTCCTTCTCGTCATCGGACAGGACGATGCTGTCTTCTTCGACGCCGAGGATAGTCAGCGCCTTCTGCATCGCAGCCGACAGACCGAGTATCGCGATTGCGTTCAGGTGCTGCAATCCTTCTAACGTGTGGATGTGGCGCATGAGGTAGGTGTCGGTTTCGAGCGCCATCTTGGTGGAAGCATTGACTGCTTCACTAGTCTCGGTACCATCTTGCATGCCATCAATGAACATGCCCTGTTGAATCTTGGCAATCTCATCGACGCGAGCGGAGAGTTCCGTCACTTGATCTCGTAGGTTCATCTTAATCCTCCTTCAAGGTTTCATCCCGCCTAACGGCGGTTCGGTGTTCTGCCTGCCACATCGACAGACGGTTGGTTGACCAGTGGTTGGTCGAATCATGTACCCGCCTAACGGCGGTTCGGTGTTCC